ATGCCGATGTGGATTTTGCCGTCGCGGATGGATTCCAGCGTCTTAATGGTCGCGTTGTAGGCGGTTTCCAGCGGTTTCGGAAAGTCGGCGCGGTTGATGCGGCGGCTGTGCAAAAAATGGCGGGCGATGTTGATGCATAAAGGCTGCAACACCGTCGGCGTTTCCACCAAAGGCAGCACATATCTGCCCCGCAGGTATCCGTCCACCAAATCACAGGCATAACGCACTGCCGACTCAATGACCTGAGCGTCGGGTTCCGTCCCGCGCGCATTGTCGTTGGTCAGTTGCACCAACTCCGTTTTGCCCATCGCGGCTGTCAAATCATCCGCACCGATATACATGGCTTACTCCGCCTCTTCGGCTGCTGCCGGTTTTTTACCGCGTTTCGGCTTTTCAACTTCGCCCGCAGTGCCTGTATCATCTGACGGCGTATCTTCGGACGGCGGGGTGTCATTTTGTTGCGCATCCAGTTCTTCGCCGGTTGTCAGTGTCGGGGTAACGTGTGCCGCGACCGATTCGTACTGTTCCGCCGTTAATTCGACCGCTTCGCCGGCTTCGACGCGAAATTGGTTGCCTTGGGCATTTTCCAAAATCAACGGAGTGTTTGCGATATAAACTTTAGCCATGATCAGCCTTTCAAAAATACTTGGATGACTTCGCCCGCCGCTGTTGCTGCAGAACGTGCCGTACCGGCAATCTTGGCATTACCTGCCGCTTTGACTGCCGCACCTTGCGCATCGGCTGCCACCTCGTCGCCGACGGCAATCGTGCCGCCTGCCTCGACTAAGGCGATACCCAATACATCGACGGCCAACATTTCGCCCGCATCCGCATCCAAAGTAGCAGTACCCAGCACTTTCACACCGGCGGCTGCCTGTTTGCCCGCGAAATCCACAAAGCGGTTTTTGACCACCTTACCTGATGTTTTGACCGTGGTTACCAAGACCACTTGTTTCGTTTGTGCCATTTAAGACTCCTTTTCCTGCGCGTCATGCGCATTTTCTTTGACGCGGTACGCTTCGAGGTCCAACAAATTTTTGAGCGCATCCTCATAGGCAAATTCGCGGCCTTTTGCCTCATCAAAGATGTCGGGAGTAATACAGGCAGACTTGCCGATAACCACAAAGCCGGAATGCAAAATCACAGTACATACGGTAGCAGTCGTACCTTCGACACGGTGGTATCGAGTGTCGGCAATACGCGCAACCAGATCTTCACGCTTTAAAAATAACGTCATTTTTTCTCTCCACAGGTCGTCTGAAGCCTTTCAGACGACCTTTTACTTATCAAGCAACCGCATTTTCAAACAAGAAACCGCATGCACCGCCGACCACCGCCGCTTTGCGGATGTCGGTATAGCGCGCGTATTCCACCTTGCCGCCAACTTCTTCGTAGCGGTCGACTACCGGCATACCGCGACGGCGGAAGGTATAGCCGAAGCTCGGTTCACCCTCGTCATTGCCGCCGGAAGCCGCATTCGGACGCACAATCAGGCTGGCGAATTTGCCCCAAATATCTTGAGTAGCCTTATTGGCGGCAGGCGTAGATACCGCTTCGCCGACGATGATGTCGTCCAGCTCCAGCAGGTTTTTCAGCTGCTCGACCGTGAGCAGGGACTTGCGTTCATTAGCACCCAGTGCGCCGATAAGCTTCTCGTGGCGTTTCAGTGCCGACAGAACGCTCGCGCCTACCACCAGTACCGACGGGCGTACACCGCAGCCTGCGCGAACCGTTTCGCGGGCGGTTTCGATGTCTGCCAACGGATCAGAGTTTTTATCGCTCCATTTTTGGGTGGCGGCCAAGTCTTTGCTGAAACCGGACTGATAAGCCGATTTGTTTTGCAGGAGGGCGGCAGTTTCGATTTCCTGACGCAGCTGCACGCCCTTGACCGCACGGCGTGTTGCCTTGGCGCGCTCGTCGTACATGGATTCGGCTTGTTCACGGTAATCCACACCGGCAGCCAAATCATGTTCTTCCAGCACGACCGGCATAAAGCTTGGCGAGTCCAGCGTAATCACATTAGATGCCGCGCCGACCGCACGTTCGGTCTGATACTCGACAAACGAACCCTTGCCGAACACCGGCACACGCACGCCTTCTTTTTCAGTAAACACCACCGGGAAGATTTTCTCGGCAATAAAATCCGCCTGCTTGTAGCCCAGTGCGAGATTGGTCAAAACCGGATCAAGCTGACCGCGCAGGCCGCGCAAATGAGATGCACTCATGTTTTATCCTTTTTTAGGTCAAATGCGACGACATCGTCGCATTTGACGGGTTGATGATTTAAGCAATAGTACGGCGGGCAGCCTCTTCGTAAGGGATACCTTCCTTCGCCGCCAATGCCAATGCACGTTGGTGATGGCTCAAGGCTTCCGGGTCCGACGCTTCGGCAAAGTCTGCCGCCAATCCCGACGGCGTTTCACCTTTAGCCATCTCGCCGCCCTGAATCTGCTTGGGCAGCACGGCAGTAAAAAACGCACGCAGCGCAGCAGACAAAGGCTGCTTCTTACTGCCTTCGCCGAAGTCGGCAGTTACGTCGTCAGGGTATTCGGCAAAATCCAAAACCTTGACGACCAAATCCTTGTCTGCAGGTTTCAGACGACCTTCTTTAACCAAGCCTTCAGCAAATTCGGCATTCTGCTCATGCGCACCATCGCGCAGGGCGGTATGCTGCTCGTCTTGCAGCTTTTTCAATTCCGCTTGCGATTCGGCGGCCTTCTTCTCGGCAGCTTCGCGGGCGGCCTTTTCGGCTGCAAGCTCTTGTTCCAGCGACATAGGGGTCTCCTTGTTTTCATGGTTTTCTGGGGGTGGGGGTGATTCGGTAAATTCGGCAGGTTTAAAACCCGCCATGTTCAGTAATCGGCGCAAAAAGCCAATTTCTTGCGGTTCTTCGGCAAACTCGACATAAACTTCGCCCTCGGCAAAACTGATGGCGGACAAACCCTTGACTGCGGGCGGTTGCGCGCCCAAAAAGCCGACATGGCGTAGAGTCCAAACACCCGGTTTAGGATTGTTCGGGCTGGTTGGCGGGTAAAAACTTGCCGACACTTTTTTATATCGCCCGGCTTTAACCAAATCCGCAAAGCCTTCATCAACTTGGGCAAAGTCCGCCGTCAGCACGCCGTTTTGCACACCAAGCGACTTGACCCAGCCGTAGGCGGGCGCATCTGCCTTGGGATGCCCGACCACAATAGGAGCCTCATGCACCTTCGGGTCATATGCTTGGGCAGCGGCGGCAAGGTCGGCCTCGGTAATCGTTACCGTATTGCCGTTTGCATCGGTGCGCGTTCCTGCACGGAAAATTTCGTAAGACATAAAAAAGCCTCATCGGATAGATGAGGCTATTGTGGCAAAGACCGTCTGAAACCGCTTTTAATGCGGCTTAAAGAATGATTGTTCAAAAAGGCGTTAAAATCGCGTTTTTAGAGCGTTTTACCATTGGGATAGGCAAACCCTTATCCGAGCCGACAAATGCGCTAAAAAAGCGGTCAGGACGAATCCTGACCGCTATCTTGAATAAATCGGGTAATCACACAAACAAATCTCCCTGATTTTTTGCCCGCTCCGCCATCCCGACCTCCTTGACGATGCGGTAGATATGTTGGACGGTCAAATCATATTTGCGGGCAAGCTCCACATGATTCTTGCCGTTAAACTCCTTATAAATCTTCAGGTCGCGCTCGGATACCCTGCCCAAAAGGTTTTTGGGGAAATAAATCAACTGCCCGCCCCAGTTGCTGGTCAGATGATGAGACAGCTTTTTAGATACCTCGACCGCCTGCTGCCGCTCCATCGGCAATACCGACATCAAGCAGGCGACCGCCTGGTCTTCCAAGTCCGCCACCAGCTCAGGCACTCTGTTGTCCGCCATTTTCCACCCTCACTTTCCACTTCTTCAAATGCTCGATGACCCGTATTGCGTCATCAGTCCCTAACCATCCATGATAATCTATGCCCGTCATGCGTTTGACAAATCGAGCCAGGCTCAATTCAGACGGGCTTCGCACTGCGCCCAAATGGTGCAGCTCCAACCAAAGCGCGCGTATCTTTTTGACCTGCGCCTCCATCATGCGGTTTGGCATATGCACCGGCAAATCAGGCTCGCTTGATGCCGCCTGCGCCTTAGTGGTAACCACAAAGCCCCGCATCTTCATCGCCCGCACGGCAAGCTCCAGCTCCTCAACCGACAGTTTGGTACTGCTCGTCTTGCCGCATGACAGATTGGCGAGCAGCGCGCGGTATTCGCCGTCGTCCATCATCAACTGGGTTTTGGCCACATGGATGAGCCGTATCAACCGCTGTTTTTTTTGAGCACGGGTTTCCATTTCTAGCCCTTAAGAACCTCAAAAAAGTGAAACATCGTTTCACTTTTTTCAAGAAAATCAATAAATAATGATATTCTATTCGGGATTTTTGCGCAGTGCAACTAAAACGGCAGGACGCAAAAAAGGTCGTCTGAATTTCTTCAGACGACCTTTTAAACATCAACGGCTTTAACTAGCTGTTGACCGCTTCTTTCAACGCCTTGCCTGCGCGGAATTTTGGCGTTTTACGGGCGGCAATGGTCAACGGCTCGCCGGTCTTAGGATTCCGGCCTTTGCGCTCGGCAGATTGGGCGGTGTGGAACGAGCCGAAGCCGACCAACGTAACGTCTTTGCCGTCCTTCAGCGTCTGCGTTACCACGCTGACAAACGCATCGACAAATTCCGCCGCATCGCGTTTGTTCAATTCTGCCTCATCGGCAATCGCTTGGATTAATTCGGATTTATTCACTTTTTGACTCCTATTTAGATTTAAATGCGGCAGACCGTGCCGCGCGGTTTATGAATTTATAGTTTCAGATGGCTTCAGTTTTTATTACCGCTCATCAGAGATTGATGTCTTGCCGCTTTGATGACTGCCAGATTCGGATATGCCAACACCTGATAAACCGATGTACTCCTTGCCGGTTTTCTTGTCGGTAATTACGTATACCCCGCGATAATTTGAGTAAGCAAGATCATCAGGAATAACAGCAATGCGTTTCACAACGATGCGGTCTTCGGTTTGAATATCTACTGGCTTTCCCTCTCTATATTGCTGATAACTGGCATTTGGTTCACAAGCTGCTAACACAAAAAGGCATATGAGTGACAAGAAAATTTTCATTTTTCCCATTTTCACACCTTCGCCACATCCAAATTCATCAACTGATACTCCCCATCCTCGCCGCGCCGATACACCCGCACAAACGGCTTGCTGATATGCACCTGCAAACTGTCGGAGAGCGCATCCATCGCCCGTTGCCATTTTTCATCCGT